ATGGACAACGACAAAATTGATCAACACAGCGACGAAATTGAAGTTGAGAGCGAAGAAAAAGAACGCGGCAAAAAAATAGAAATAGATGAAGACCGACTCCCCTCCCGGGCGATGGCAATTCATGAACATATCCGCCAGGATGGTGAAAAAGAGCTGGAACGCGACGCAATGGCGCTACTGTGGTCAGCCATTGCGGCGGGTCTGTCGATGGGCGCTTCACTACTGGCAAAAGGGATATTTCATGTCGAACTGGAAGGCGTGCCGGGCAGTTTCTTGCTGGAGAATCTCGGTTATACCTTTGGCTTTATTATCGTCATTATGGCCCGCCAACAATTATTTACCGAAAACACCGTGACTGCAGTACTACCCGTCATGCAAAAACCGACAATGAGTAACGTCGGCTTACTTATGCGGTTATGGGGCGTCGTGCTGCTGGGTAATATTCTCGGGACAGGTATTGCGGCGTGGGCATTTGAATATATGCCTATCTTTAATGAAGAAACTCGCGATGCATTTGTAAAAATCGGCATGGATGTGATGAAGAACACCCCCAGTGAGATGTTTGCCAACGCGATCATTTCCGGCTGGCTGATCGCCACTATGGTATGGATGTTTCCTGCAGCGGGTGCGGCAAAGATTGTAGTGATTATATTAATGACCTGGCTTATCGCCCTCGGAGACACCACCCACATCGTTGTCGGTTCTGTAGAAATCCTCTATCTGGTATTTAACGGCACGCTGCACTGGAGCGATTTCATCTGGCCCTTCGCGCTGCCTACTCTGGCAGGAAACATCTGCGGCGGCACCTTTATCTTCGCGTTAATGAGTCATGCACAGATCCGTAACGACATGAGCAACAAGCGCAAAGCAGAAGCACGACAAAAAGCAGAACGTGCGGAAAACATTAAGAAAAATGATAAAAACCCGGCATAAATGGCGAGGGTTTAAGCAATCGAGCGGCAGTGTACTTACCCCGCTGAGCATTAGCGGGTATACTCATGCCGCATTGTCCTCTTAGTTAAATGGATATAACGAGCCCCTCCTAAGGGCTAATTGCAGGTTCGATTCCTGCAGGGGACACCATTTATCAGTTCGCTCCCATCCGCACCAGTCCGCAAAATCCCCTGAATATCAAGCCTTCCGTAGATTCACAGTTCGTCATGGTTCGCTTCAGATCGTTGACAGCCGCACTCCATGACGGGTAAAAAGTGGATAAAATAATTTTACCCACCGGATTTTTACCCATGCTCACCGTTAAGCAGATTGAAGCAGCAAAGCCGAAAGAAAAACCATATCGCCTACTCGATGGTAATGGCCTGTATCTTTATGTCCCTGTATCAGGGAAAAAGGTATGGCAGCTTCGCTACAAGATTGACGGTAAGGAGAAAATCCTGACCGTCGGAAAATATCCGCTTATGACTTTGCAAGAGGCAAGGGATAAAGCATGGACTGCGAGGAAAGACATCTCGGTTGGCATCGATCCGGTAAAGGCGAAAAAGGCTTCGTCTAACAACAATTCCTTTAGCTCCATTTACAAGGAATGGTACGAGCACAAGAAGCAAGTCTGGTCAGTAGGCTATGCAAATGAACTTGCAAAAATGTTTGATGACGACATTTTACCCATCATCGGCGGTCTTGAGATTCAGGATATTGAGCCGATGCAACTGCTGGAAGTAATCCGCAGATTTGAAGATCGCGGTGCAATGGAGCGAGCAAATAAAGCCCGCAGAAGATGCGGCGAGGTTTTCCGTTACGCTATTGTCACTGGTAGGGCTAAATATAACCCGGCACCTGACCTTGCTGACGCCATGAAGGGATACCGCAAGAAGAACTTCCCGTTTCTGCCTGCAGACCAGATCCCGGCATTCAATAAAGCACTGGCAACATTTTCAGGAAGTATCGTATCGCTCATTGCCACCAAGGTTTTACGCTACACAGCCCTAAGAACGAAAGAGCTTCGTTCCATGCAATGGAAGAACGTCGATTTTGAAAACAGGATTATCACCATCGACGCCAATGTGATGAAGGGCCGCAAAATTCATGTGGTTCCTATGTCAGACCAGGTGGTTGAACTTCTCACTACGCTAAGCTCAATCACCAAACCAGTATCAGAGTTTGTTTTTGCCGGTCGCAACGATAAGAAGAAGCCAATCTGCGAGAACGCGGTGCTGCTTGTGATCAAACAAATCGGCTATGAGGGTCTGGAAAGCGGTCACGGATTCAGGCATGAATTCAGCACGATTATGAACGAGCACGAATGGCCTGCTGATGCTATTGAAGTGCAACTGGCACATGCCAACGGCGGATCTGTGCGCGGTATTTACAACCATGCGCAGTATCTCGATAAGCGCAGGGAGATGATGCAGTGGTGGGCAGACTGGCTTGATGGGAAGGTTGATTAAAGAACAATAACAGCGCGTTGATATAACCTTTTTTAATAAACATAAAAACCAACAAACCATCTTTAATTAACAATCTGATTACTAAAGATTCTTATTTGAATGAGCCATCCTTGGCGATTTATATTATATCAGGGAATTATCATATTCCCTGTTGTTACTATATATGGAGTATTTTCTGGCTCGTTGACTCTACTAACGCCACGCTCTACGTTTCCAGTGTGATTTAAGTAACTGCCACCTGATGTAATAGATTTCTGAAACTCTATTTTCCCACCTTGAAACGTATTCCCTGTAGAGTTTACTCTGAATGCTCCTGAAGCATTATTTATTTTGAATGCGCATGTTTCTCCGCTCAATATACATTGATTATTTTTATATGACATTGTTATTGGTCCACTTCCTGCCTCATCTTTATTTAAAGTAAAATGACTATTAAGCCCTGACGCTCCTGTTCCAGACTGTGAAACGTCATGTATTTTTACGATTTGCTCTGATGGGCCTTGAAAAATAAAACCAGTATTAGATAATGATCCGGACAGCATGCTAAACCGCGTTGCAGCAACAACATTCTCAAGACTTGAACCTGATCCTGAAACATCACAATTAATTAGTTCAATCCAACTACCACCATAATATGAACCGTTTGAATTCCTGATATATGTCGATTCAATTTTCACCCTTTGGTTAAGAGAATCAGGCAGAGCATTCTCTGCTTGCTTGTTTAACACAATGTCACAGCCGAATATTTTTGCCCCACGCCCATAAACATTAGAGCTTTGGGTAAATCTAAGCCCTCTATCGGCATCAGTTGAGTTTTCTCCAATAGTAACATCAATCAATGTGACGGCATCATTGTTTAATCTTGCACCTTTTGTAAATATTGCATGCAATATGTTAAGGTTGGTAACTTTTGAAGTTGCAATTAAATAATCTCCGAAATGATGGGTTACAGTTATATTATCTGCTGACTCACCATAATATTCACCACTGTTTGCAATGCTTAAAAGACCATAATTATTATCAAATCGCAAATTGTGCTCAAACATACCGTGCGTTGTAAATGCACCATTTCTTGTTCCTGTTTCTCCGCAATCTCTTACAGAGCAATAACTTGCACCACTAAAATCAACTACGTGCCTTCCTGAAATATTGCGTAATCTTCTTGCGTGGCATTCATATGCGTTATTGAATTGAACAACATGATCGGACCCTGGAACTCTTGGGAAATTTGTTTCCGTATCATGAACAAAAACATTCCTGACCATGGCAGTTACAACCATTGGGTAAGGGTGATTAAATCCATACCCGAGACAAATGTCAGCGTTATTTACGTATTCAAGGGACACAAGTGCGCATGATTGTTGACTGGCAAATGCATCGCCACCACCTGAAGCATCTGTTATGTTTTGATTCCATTTTACGCCTTTAAAAGCAATTCTTACATTTTCTATTGGGGTTACATTTCTATATGTCAATACCCTTCCGACATCAAGATGCCAGCCTGTTTTATAATCAACTCGCAATTGAGTTATTGCTCCACCACTGCCCTGCACTTGTGTCATTACATTTATTTCTCTACCTACGGTTCCCCCGCCAACATCCGATGACATAATAACCCACTGTCTATTCTCAAAAAGAGAGTTGTTCGTACACCAATATGTTGTATCTCCTTTTGATATTTTATTTGTTAGAGTAAAAGAGTCTATTATATCTCCAGCAGTGCCGCGAAATGCTAGAATGCCAGGAAAACGATAGTTACTTGGATTTGTAGATCCACTTCTATCAGGAATATGTCCTTCCGGAGCATTCCATATTATCTCCGTATCAGGCATATCAATTGCCAGGTCGCCGCGTGTAATTACAATATTGTTTGTTAGTATCAACTCTTTTATATTTGTTGTGATTTTTTTTGCTGGTGAGTTAATTGCTTTATGAAATGCTTCGGTGTTGTCAGCGCCATCTTTAGCTCCGAAATCCTCAAGCATAACATTATATATATCATCTGATTTCCATACATTTCCTTCTGATGTGAAAATTATCGTTCCTCCGTTATCTGTCAATCCATCAGGATTAACACTACGGAAAAACCTTCCACCTCCTGAATAGCTGTCAGAGTAATATCCCCTCAGTCTTATAACCTGTCCATCATAACTTGGTTCAATTGTTCTCAATGTAGATATATCTTTGCATTCTCCTATATACTTATAGCCATCATCACTTTTCAGCAAATATGAAAACTGATCTGGATCGTACTTCAGCACATTAGGGAAATAGAACTGCTGTGATCCATATGCATCGTACACAGCCATAGAATGGCCTTGCACGGTTACGAATTTGGCAATCTGTCCGTTATATACAGGATAACCAGCAGCGTTAATGATGATTGGTTGCGAAACAGGAACGTGAGAGCCGTCTTCGTTTTCCACATAAACCTGAATCTGGTTTTCAGGATTTACAGGGTCAGTGTCAATTTTACCGATATAAATTTTGCCATTGGCATTTGCTTTAAACGAGCGAGCTAAAGTAAATAACTGACTTGGTTGTGAAACAACAACGTTGTATAATTGTTCTGGCATAATAAACATTCCGGAGAAAATAATGAGTAAGAGACGTCACGAGGTAGTAACTCGGGAGCGCCTTATGGAGGTTCTCGATTACAATAAAGAAACAGGAATTTTCACTTGGAAAAAGAAATTAAGCGCCAGAGGTGCTGTTGGGAAAGTTGCTGGCACAATTTCTTATGGATATAACGCAATTAATATTGATGGCGTAAGATATTTTGCACATAGACTTGCCTGGCTGTATGTATATGGCGAATGGCCCAAACAAGAGATTGACCACATTGATAGAAATAGAAGAAATAACGCAATCTCAAACCTTAGGGATGTCAGCAGAGTCGTAAACGCATTAAATGTCGGACCTCGAAATAGCAATGCTGGAATCAAGGGGGTAACTTTCTGTCAAGCCAGAAATCAATGGCAAGCTCAGATAAATGTCTCAGGTAAAAACATAACCCTTGGGAGATTCAACACCATTGATGAAGCGGCTATAGCTTATAAGGCAGCAAACATGGTTGCTGACCATCTGTTGAGTAGGTAATGTCTGTCATTTAATTTGCTCCAGATAAAAGGAATCGCCGCAGCATAGCTACGGTGAGTTTTGGGCATAAAAAACCCAGACTAAGCTGGGTTGATTTTTATGAAAAGATTAAATTAGGCTGCGGTAGAAACATTAATTAGATTTCTCAATACTTCAACTCCTTTTAAGTTGTAGCGAAACGCCTCTACCTGTTTGCTGGAATGCGCCGATTTATCCAGGAAGAACTTCCCGTACTGCTCAGTTTTGAGGTTGTTTGCGTTAGCAATGCGACCAATCTTGTTGGCCGTTACTCCAAGCTGCTCTGCAACCTCCCCTGCTGAGTAGTAATGCTCTTCTATTGCCGGAAGAGGTATTGCATTAAAACCAACAAGCGGGTTGATTATAGTTGCTGCCGCTGTCTGCTTTGCCTCCGGCGCAAGATTTGGCATCAGATCGAACAGATTGGTAACAGCTTCAACCGTCATTTTCAGTGTTCGCGCTTGACGATACTCAACAAGTCCACTCGCTGATTTACCGCTTTTAATGTGTGCTTCCTGCATACTTTCAAGTTTGTCTACAAGTGTTCGGCGAACTGCTTTAGATTCGCGAGCAGCAACACGAAGCGCCTGCTTGATAGTCATGGAGATAACATCAATGTCAGCCCCGTTTTTCCGACCTACACTTTTTGTGTAGGTCTCGCCCTCCAATTCATCCTCAATTTTCTCGATGAATTTGTTGTTACGTACAGATGGCTCTCCACATAACTTGCGAGCTTCATTAACCATCATCAGAAGACTTTGGCTGTCAATGGTTTTATCCGTGACAACGGATCCGATGTTTGCTACATTCTTCAAAGTCATTAGGCATTCCTTATGTGGTAGTAAGGGTGTGACATAGGCCGCCAGCAGCACACTGGCGGTTTTCTTTTTGCGCAGTCCGGCGCACCAATCAATGAATCCATTCCTCGCCGCGAAGTTTTGCCAGCATTGGCTGAGCGTTCTTTACGACAAAATTGTTGGTATCAAGATTCTTCATTTCACGAAGAAGTGATTTCTTGGTTTCTTCTGACATGTAGCGAGTCTCATATGCAATATCGTAAATCCTTCCTGAAAGCTCAGAACCAATTTGCTTCATTCCTGGGTAGATGTGTTTGCACATTTGTTGACTCTTCTCCATCCACAATTGTAAGTAGCAGAGATTAACCAGTTCTTCGTCAGTAAACTGTTTTGCAATCGGTGAGCATTCTGCCTGCCGATCCAAAATATCCAGCACCCAGCGGCGGAACTCTTTGGCTACCGGAGTGCGAGCAAACATCGCGATTAGGTGGGCACCGCGTAGTGAGAAAACTCGCACTTTTTTGCGATAATTTCCTGAGGTACTCACTTCGAGTACCTGAGTCATTCCGGCGCTAAACTCATCGCTATACTTGTTATAAATCATTGTTACTGCACGACTATTTGCGTATTTAAGTGCAGATGCAATATTAGATGATGTAAACCAAACACCATGCATATCACGGGTGGGCACCAACTCAACTCCGTGGAAGTTGTAATCTGATTTTGCTACAATATTCATGTTAGTTTCCTTGCATACGGTTACTGACATAGAGGCCCGGTTTGTGTTCGCGCACTGCCGGGCTTCGCTATTTTTACTGGGCATTAGCTCTTTCCTCTCTCAGGCTTTTAGCCAGTCGCTGCACAATCGCAGAGTTGATAGAAATTCCATCCATTTCAGCAACACGTCTAATCTCCTCCTTCATTCGCGCTGGCAAACGAAGCTGGAAACTTTGACTTTTACGACCTGTGTAAAGCACATCTTTCATAAGTAATCCTCCCACAATGATACCAACTTGGTTCTAGAACCAATTTAACACCATTTATTTTGATGTCAAGTTGGTGCTATTGTTTGGCGAACATCTTTACGTTGAGGTCATATGAGCAAGTTCCCTAGTCATGAAATGGATAGGTTCAATATCAGGCTTCCGGCAGGAATGCGGGATGCTATAGCCTTAAGAGCAAAGGAAAACGGCAGATCAATGAATACAGAACTAGTGTTTATCATTGATGATGCATTGAAGTCTCCGGTGCCTGCTGAGGTTGATAACTCAAGGATTATGAAGATTTACTCAAACCTCTCCGAGAACAGGCCATCAAACAAAGAAGAGTTTGAGCGGTGGGAGAATGAGCTAGTCAAAGCAATTTTCTACTTACTAGATAGCATAAGTTCTCATTCGCAAATGTATCAAGCTCTCAGGAGCTTAAGGCAAGATGCATATAAAAATGTTTTTGGCGATGATGCTGAAGACATCCAGTTTTGAAGACCATTTCATCTGGTATCCTGCGCAAAACTAAGGAGAGTTAATTATATGAAAAAATCACTGTTAATTATCCCGCTTCTGCTGGCTGGGTGCGCAAAAGTAAGCGACCATCAGGCAAGTTGCGAGCAACGCTATCCAAAGCTTAGCGATATGGCTAATTGCCTTGATGCCAGCGTGAAGAACGACTCACGCATGGCATCAGCACCAACACCTAAGCTGTATGTCCTTGCTGCGAAAATGCTCGGGCAAGGTGTCGATGAAGGCAAGATAAGTGACGCACAGGCAAGACTTGAGCTTCAGAATCTTTATGTTCAATTACAAAGCCAAGAACAAGCACAACAAATAGCACAAAGCCAAGCATTCCAGCAGGCTTTATTGAATTATCAGGCTGTAAACACAATGCAAGCGATCGAGCAAAAAGCGCGCCAGCCTGTTATAACTCAACCTTACCCAACACGCGTTGACACCTATACAAACTGCAATTCAGGATTTGGAAATACCGTCACATGCAACAGTAGCAGCAACATTAGATAAAGCTATTCATATTCATTCATACCGCTTAACGAGGCGACAATACCAGCTCTCGACAAGCGATTGAATTCATCGCTACCAATAGCATCGCGTATTGCTTTTACGGCGGCTTTATTTTCCATAAATCTGCGTTCCGCCGCCGCTAATGCTTCTTTACTTCCGCCAGTTCTTACTGCTTTCGTGGCTTCCTGAACTGCTTTCTCTATCGCATATCGACCGCTACGCGTGGTGGCAATTTTAGATACAGCACCTTTTAACCCGGCGCCAACTAAAGCACCTGCGGCAGCGCCTGCAATGCCCCCTCCTGCTCCACCAACAATGGCACCTGATGTTGAGTTGGCAATTGCATTTAACACTGTTGATGTGACGTTGGATAAACCGGCATCCAGATCGCGTAGTACATTGGCAGTTCTCCCTGTTCTTTCAATATACTGCTGAGGTTTCACTGCTGCTCTTGCAAGAGTGCCATATGCATCAGCAATTCTTCCGAGTTCTGAGGAATATCTGCTAATGGCTTTTACATTTTGTGGGGTAAGTATCCCTGCGATATGGTTAATTCCTGCTGCATCAGCTTTGCCACCACGTACACCATGCGAGATAGCATCTTGCAACATTGATGATATAGCAGGAACACGCTCTGATTCTGGCAGCGCGCGGATCATAGAATGGAACCCAGCAGGACCATTAAGACCTTTAGCTGACGATGATTGAAGGGATTTTACTCCATTCGTAATCAGTGCATCTGTTGCCAAATCACGCCCGAAAACAGACTCTGCACTCTCTTGTGCTGATAACCTCGCTTTAGACAGATCATTAGCTTTCTGCCAGTCATCAAGAAATCCGCCGTTTTCCGCCATTGTGCGCATATCATCAGTAATTGCCCGGCGTATTTCCCCTACTCTCCTTGCCGCATTTGCCTCTCCGCTACGCTTATATTTTTGCTCCGCATCAGCAAATTTCGCTCTCCATGCTTTCATGCCATCAAATGTTACTCCACCTTGATTGTTTGCCTGAACAAACTGTTTCATTTCAGGAGTAAGCGGTATGCCAGCAGATCGCTCTGCCTGAATAACGGCATTACCATTTAGCATTCTTGCTTTTTGATTTGGCATTGTTGACCGCACGTCATCCCATGCCGCGCGCTCGGCATCCTTCATCTGATCAAGATTTTGAAGAATCCTTTGTTTTATAGCCGCACTTTTTTCTGATGCCGTTCCAGATGCGGCCCCAAATTCATCAAGGTTTCGACTTAACTTTGATGATATTTCGTTAAATGCTGCCTGATGGGCGTCCTGAACAATTCCAGGTGTTGATGCCAATGCGCCTTCGGCTTGTGCAATTCCACGACTTCCAGATCGCATTCCTGGTGTTAATGCGTTTATATCAATTCCAGCAGACTCAGCTGCTTTTGCTACATCTTCGGACACATTAGCGGCCTGACTGGCAATTGACTGACGCCCAGCACCTGACTTTGCCATCCTGGAAACATCATTAGCAGAATTCAGTGCTGCACCACCAAGAGCCTGTGAAACCTTTGGCGCAATAACGCGCCCGACACCTGAAAGAACGCCTTGAGCACCAATATTGATACCACCGTTAATGGCAGCATTTTGTGCAAAATCACCCTCCTGATTTGCAGCATCAGCAAGAGAACCGGCAATCATGTTTCCTGCGGAACCGATGTCTCCTGCGAGCTTTGCTGGCGCTCCAGCAGCTTTTGCCGCTGTGCCAATTGGCAGGAGATACCCACCAATTGTTTCACCGGCTTGCGCGTAAGGGTCTGTCGGTCGATCGACTGGACGATAGACATCATCCAAAACCTTGGGGCCACCAAGCCCCTGGCTGATTGCATTAATCAGACTTGCGCCACCCTGCAATACGTCAAATGGTATGTTTACCAGACCACGACCAGCCTGTTCTGCAATTTGCCCTGCACTTTGACCACCAGTGAGCCAGTCAGTGGCTTTTCCTACCAGAGATTGTTCTTCTGGCTGCGATTGGTTTTGAGTGGATTGATCACCAGAAGACAGCATCTGAGCAATGCGACGTGCTCCCTCAGTATCACCGGCAGCATCAGCATTCCTTAACGCCGTCATCAACTGTTCGCGACTATAGGCCATTACTGCCCTCCGAGATATTTATTAATCAGGTCATCATCAGAAAGCTGCTGTTGAGACGGTTGTATGTCCTTCCCGTATTTCTGTTGCATACGTTTCTGAGCCATCTCAGTGGTTTTTATGATTGTTTTGATAGCTGCTCTGGCTGATTTTTCAGACTGATTTGGGGACAAACTACCAATAGCATCCATTACCTTTTGCCCCTCGGCATTACTTAAAGCCCCCATCCCTTTCATCTGCTGAATGCCAGATAAGAATCCCTGAGATTTCAGTGTGTCAACCAGAGTTTCTGTATCAGCAGCCTCTGTTCCTGGAATGAATCTACTCGATAGTGGGTTTAGGTTTGTTCCGAAATATCCCGTGAATCCTGGGCTATTAAGAACTTTTGTAGCCGTCTCTATCGTTCTGGAGAGATTATCCATTCCAGAGTTGTACGCATCGGCCTTATCTCGCTTTGCCTGCTCCATAGCTTGCTGATTCTGCAATCTCTTGTCCTGCAATTCAGCAAGTTTTAAGGCATTAGTTTCATTTGCGATGAGTCTGTCGTATTTCTTGTCCTCTAATTCCATCCGACGAAGATTGACATTTTGTTGCGCAATATTGTTGCTTGCCCACCCTCTGGCATTTGTCATGTCATTATTACGGATTGTTTCGTTAATTCTTTGCTGCTCCTGCTGGCGACCAGCCATCTTGTCCTGAACATTGAAGTAATCAATCGGACCAAGAGCAGCCATTCCGAGGTGATCAACAAACTCACCAAATCCTGAAGGGTTCTGCTGATACATCTGAGCAACGCTGTTAGGGTCAACACCGACGCGAGTCAGTTCCTTGGCGTTGTTTTGCAGCCATGATTGCATTGCTTCTGGAGACGATGACGCAAGGCGTGCGCCAGCCGCTAAGGTGCCGATAGAATTACGCTGATCTTCATCAATGAATCCCATGCCTTTACGAACTGATTCAATCTGGTCTGGATATTGAGTAGCCAACTGACGCAAAGCACCGCGATCACCAGACGCATAAGCATTAGCGTATGCCTGCTGAAATTCTTTCTGCCGCTGAGCCTGCTTTTCCTGCTGAAAAACACCCGCAATACCAGAAAGACCTTGCAAAGCAGTCAGCCCAACATTGTTAGCGCCTGAACGCTCAATATCATTGTTCTGCCTGATAAGCTGAAGCGTATTGCCGATGTCATTTACGTTAGGAGCGTTTGAGTTGACGCCACCGATACCAGCCAACAATCCGCCGTTTGTTCCTTGCCAAGTAGCCATGATTACCCCTTAAAACAACGAGCCAAGCAATCCGATACCAGCACCAATGCCAGCGCCCCAAGGCGTTGATGTTCCCAAAAGGCTGGCAAGACCTGCACCGGCAATCGCACCAGACGTGCCGCCGCTAATTGCAGTCTGAAGACTTGATGGTTTATTGGCATTAGCAGCGGCAAGAGCCGCACTTTGCTGTGCAATGCTGCTCATGTTGTTGGCGTATGTCTGCCCAGCGTTTGCCTGACCTTGCAGCGCACCAAGCCCAACGTTTGCCAGATTGTTGTAATTGCTCATCTGGTTTGATAACCAAGACTGACCGAGAGTCGGCGCGATCGTAGCCAGTTGATTGCTTGTGGCTGTCGAACCAAGTCCACCCGTCGCCTCCGCAGCAGCAAGACTCTGGTAACGAGCCTGATCTGCAAGGTCTTTATACTGCTGAGAGTTGTAATACTGATTAAGTGCCTGCCCCTGACCTTCTAGACTGGAAAGGTTCTGAAGCTGGTTAACATACTGCTCCGCAAGAGGCGTGAACGGAGCAAGGTTTTTCATGATCGTCTGCCACTGCTGATTTTGCAGGTCTGCGGCATACTTCTGAGCTTCTGCTGCATACTTTGCGCTTTTATCAGAACTGCCACCTTTCCCACCCTTTTCAGGGCAATAAGGTTCCTCGCCGCGCAGTTTTCTGCCCAGCTTAAATGCATATAACATGGCTATCTCCCGTGATTCAGGAAGTCGATTAGTTCTTCGCGTGTGGCGCTGTAAAAAGTCACGTCATCCACGCCTTTAAAGTATTTCTTGATGGTTCCGACACGCTTAAGGCCAATCATTGCGCAGTAAATCTGCCCGTGGCGGAATTTGCGTGCGGCGAACGATGTGACGCACTGAACGGTGGTGTTAGTCAGAATGTATCGCCAGAACGCCAGCCCGATTTCCTTGCTGAAGCCGCGAATCTCTGGCAGGTACATGGCGTGGCAATCGAATGTCAGCGGCTGAATCTCCTGATAGTAAACAATGCCGCCGAACTGCCCGTGCACGTTCACCTCAAAGTAACGGCATTCAGGCTTGTAGTCGTATCCATCACCGTTGTTGCTCCCGGCAATAATGTCAGGGTGATTTCCGACAGCTTCGATCAGGTCGATGTTTCGCGTTGGTTTGAATGTAATCATCAGTCAATCAGCCCATGTAATCTAAGTGCCGTTTCAAGCGCCAGAATACGCTGCCGAGCCTGCTGCAAACCTGTAGCGAGAGCCGCGACTTCGGATTGTGTGTACGTAGTGCCGACCGTGTATGACTGGTTAGCGTTGAATGAGCCAAGAAGAGGTGTACCTGTGGCTGCAGTCCATCCGGTCTGCCTTGCTCCAACGACCTGAATTCCATCAACTGAATATGATGTTTTTACATCCAGCGGTGACGCAAGAGACTGCGATTCGGTTACGGTTTTCGATACGTAATCACTCTTAATGCCAGAGACATCGTTTTCTACGTTATCCAGTCTTTGGTCAACAGTGACCAGATGCGCCTGAATATCGATAACCTCATCCAGCAAGTAATCAACATCGCTACGCAGTACGACTATCTTCCCTTCGGCAGTTGTTAACCTGACCTCAAGTAGATTTATCGCTTTTGTGTTTGCGGTGATTCTTGCATCGTGATCTGCCAGTTCGACGTCCTGTTCATCGTTTTTTACCTGGGCATCGTAAGCGCCCTGACCAGCCTGATTTGCCTTCCCAGCAATTGCACCGACATCAGCTCCCTGATTTATGACATACAGCAGGTAAGACTGGCTGAATATATTGCGTGGCAAAATTGAAGCATCAAGGCGCGTAGCCTGAACCACGACAGGATCATTCAGTGATGAATCAGCCATTACTCAATCCTTATCTGGCAGCCAGACAGAGTGACAGGTGACTTCGTGATAACGCGCAATTTGAAGCCGACATTTTTCCTGATGCGCCCTACTCGCTTCCACAAAACGCGTTTGTCGTAAACGAACGGTTCATTCTGCTCAATCATCTGCTCACGACCGTAATTGATGCCGTCAGTGGTTGCAGAGAGGAACAGGCGGTCGGCGTACTGCGCAACGCCAGTTGACGATTCAACCTCAAGGTCGAACACTCTGGCGTTATCCGCTTTGAAGAGTGGAGTAAACAGCAGGTGTTCCTGCTGCTTGTCGTACTGGCTGCTGATATCGAACTGCAATTTCCCGGTCACGGACTCCAGCTTATCGCCGCACGTTATCTGATTGCCTTCGTAAATGAAGTCGATAGCGCGGTACACATCGTCATACAGGCCTGTTTTCAGCACACACCATTGCGGACCATTGGCGCTTGAAGATGCGTCGTACACAAGGACGTGACGCGAAAGATGGATAATCAGCAACTCATGAGCATCAAACCGCAACGATTCCATCACACCATCAGCCAGTTCATCAGCAGTGTAGGAGCGGAGGATTTTCTCAATGCTCGCGCTGGCGATTGGTGATACCTGACCGGAGCCGATGATGTATACAGACGGAGCACCTGTTGCCGGATTGCTGATAAACGCATAGGAATCAGCAAACGGCGTTTTGCAGTAAGTTCCGGCAATGCCTTTCTGCACCATCAGCGATGGCTGTGCGACATACAAAGCAGCACCAACTGTGGTTGCACCAGTCAGGGAGAAATATTCAATCGTCGATGAACCAAAGCAGACGATGAAGTCTCGCCATGTCCCGATACCGATGATGCCGTCCGGCTGAGACTCGGCACGATATTGTGCGCTGTAACGGTCAGGGTGCGATTCGTCTTCAAGGTCAGTGATAAACCATGAATCAGTTCCGTCTTTTGACCACGCATAACGCCCACGTAAGCGCGTAATGTCGCGAACTGAACCTAACTCGTACTGTGTGAATCCGCTGTCTGTAGGCCAGTTTGAGACGGTTTTAACCGTACCATCATAGCGATACTCGACCAGTTGACCATTAACGCCTACAGCCTGTGATGTCCGACCATGTGCCATTGATACGCGACCACTTCCGGCAACGTCACCGACTTCACTTTCGCCTTTGTAGAGCTTGCCACCACACACGCGATAAACAGCATTCTGCGCCATGTTGTACTCGACACCGCGCGATACACCATTCACATCAGAGCGTTTGGCAATGCCCGGGAATGAGCGAAGATATCCGCTGCTGTTGAGGATTTCTTTGGGTGTAGCCAGCATATTCACTGGCAGATAGTCGATATAGTCGGCGTTTCGAAAGTCTTTGCCGACACCTTTCATAAGCGGAAGTTGCTGAATCGGCATTTATTCACCTCACGTACTCGGATCATCTTTCTCGATGTAAAACCGATTCCACGTAAACGCGCTTTTGTTACCACTACCGCGAGGCATGTCATTTCGCCGCTCAAGTGGTGGTATTTTGGTTAAAGCGATGCAAATTGTCTGGTATGCACTGTCAGCAGCGGTAAGGAGAGCGTCTGACGGCTGAATGACGTTATCCATGCACACTTGCACAGCGAGTTTCAAGGCGACGCCATCATTTGCCCATGCAGGGATACCTGAATCATCGTCAGGTAACGGCATGATGCCGTTTTCTGTATCAGCAAACTGATATCCAAGCTCGATACCTTTAGCCTGCCATGCTGCCATCATGTCTTCGAGGTCATTAATGGCATCTTCAATTGCCTGAGGGTCAGCATCTGTCAACGTGGCATTGGAATACAGCCCGGCTTTTCGTAAAGCCTTAAGAACGAGATCACCCTTCGTTTTCGCCATCTTCTTCCGCCTTAGCCACTTTATGCTTCGTTGCGGTTTCTTCAGGAGTTTTTACCCAGCCTTTTTTCAGGTGAGATTTAACTTCTTCGTCATCAACAATGATGTAATCGACAGCAAACTGACCGCAGGTGATCATGTTGCCAGGCTTATAGAGCATTGTTCGTGCCATTGTCTTCTCCCAATAAAAATGGGGCCGAAGCCCCACCAAAATTACTGCCCGGCAATAACGATGCCCGTATATTCAGGAACCAGTACAGAGCAACCGTACAGAGTGGTGAAACGCGCAGTGGTTACACCTTTGATGTGGTCGAAGGCGTAAGACATGATCAGCGTAGCGCCCTGCTCGGTGGTTGCTGTCATTACCTGTGGACCCTGACCAGTCGGGAACGCCAGTTTGCCGTACATCAGCTCAACAGAACCATCAGCCCAGAACAGGTTAGCAGGTGCTGCGTTCTTGTTGAGAATGGTGATTGCTGCTGATGCTGCCGGCTTGGCATCGACGTTTGCATATGGACGACTCGCAACATCGGCATTTTCAACAGGGAGAATCTTTGGAGAGATTGTTACGGTAGTTCCGCTAACAGCCAGAACACGGAATACCTGCGGTTGCCCGGTGGTATCTTTTGTGATCTGGTGTACGGAATTCACACCGGCAATGGTGAACGCATCACCAACCTGCAAGCCAGATGCAGATACCGTAATAGTCCCCTGTCGGTTATCAACTGGCATACCATTTGAATCTTTCGCTTCAACCTTGTGTTCAGGTTGGCCTGATACCGTCAAGGATTCAGCGCTTCCTTTCGGTAATCGACCAGAAATATCGGTCTTGTAGCTATCAAAGGAAGCAACCGGAGGGATCTGCGCTTTTTCGTATGCTGTCAGGGTTGCGCCCTGAGCATAGGCACGGTGACCAAGCTCGCCAGCAAGATCTTTGTAGTTGAAGGGGTTCCAGAAAGAGCGACGGTTGATACCCTGAGGTACACCAATCGCCGTCATGGTGGCATCAATGCCTGCCGCACAGTTCCACAAATCACGGCCCTGTGTACCTGTGGTTGAGTCAGCCATCGTGATCACGTTAGTAGCACGCTGCGTGACCATGGAAATCAGGTCAGAGTCAATCTGTGCAGCAAGGCGCATACCTGCGGCGCGACCAGCTTCAGTTTTATGTTCCGGGTCACGCATTTCACGCGCATCCAGAGTGTACAGAATGTTTTTCGGCTCCTTGAACACAGAAGGAACAAGGCGCTGAACCAGTGCTGTTGGCGTTTTGCCGCTGAGGTCTAGGCCTTCCTCAATGTTCATGTGGTAATGCTGCGGACGATACAGAACATCACCTGCTCGCTGCATTGCTGTATCACCGGGACGGAATTTTTTAGCGTTACGGGAAACTACGCAGGCGGCCTCAAAGCCTTCAACGTAGTTTTCGAACATGATTTCAAGGTCTTTTGCTAATTGGTTAGCCATGCTTAATGCTCCGATAGGTTATTTTTTTGCCTTTTTAGCGGCGAAATACGGCGTCCAGTCACCAGTTTCCAGCGCCTTGGCTTTCAGTTTGTCGAGGTTATTGATTACTGCGCCGTTGCTCCCCTTAACTGTCGGTGTTGTGGCTGCCGTGGTTTTTGCTTTTGGCATGATTCTGGCCTTCGATTCGATACGTTCCAGCAGACGACCAATTGCTACGGGGTTGGTAGCTTCTGCCAGTTGCTTGCGCAGTTCAGCGTTGCGACCGAGCGCCAGAACAACGATTTCCGGCTTCTCTGACTCAAACAGGATCGCGTTTTGTGTCTCGATGGGGATTTCCTCGAGTACGGCCTGCTCAGCTTCCTGATAGCCAGGAACTTTGAGAGCCTTAACACGTTGCTGATATTTGGATAATCGCTCTTGATAGGCAGCCTGAAGCTCCTGCTCCTTCTGCTTGCGAGCCATCTCCTGTTGCTGGTACTTGCCGTTATCCTCTGCCCACTTAGCCATGCGTTGCTGGTAGATTTCTTCATCGAAACCGATGTCCTCATCATCCAGTTTTGGCATTCGCGGTGGTTGAGTGATTACCGGCTGCTGCTCGACGGGTTTCTGAGACTGACGCATCAGCTCTTTCAGCTCGCGATCTTTCTCTTTAATCGTCTTGCGCAGGTGTTTTACCAGTCCATGCTCTGCGCTATCTTCGCTGGTTGGCGAATCCAGCTTTTCGTCACCAAAGTAGAATTCCTGTTCTGATTCGTCGTCATCAGTTTCAGTAGCTTCCTCTGCATCATTGCCAGAGGACTCACTGCCATCTTCTGTTTCGACTTCTTCAGCCAGTTCGACATCATCAGGAATCTGCTCTGACGCGTCGGTTTCGATTTCAACTTCTGGTGTGTTTTCTGCCATCTGGTCCATTTGTTACCCCTGTTTACTCGATGTTCAGCCCATCGGAAGGCAATAGGGTGCCAGGCCTCATAAAGACAGCCATTGCACGTTATGGGTTAATTACTGCTGTGGTTGTTGCCGGGTTGATTTTTGCAGGATGCTGCTGATGTCCATGCGCTGCGCATGGCCCTGTGCCTGACTTTTCAGGACAAGCTCTGCATCAGCACGGGCATTGTCTCCTTGCTGTTGCTGGAACTGTCCGAGCAGTTTCAGAGCCTCGCGGATATCAGATTTCTGCTGGCTATCGGCAGATGCGAGTATTTTCACAACATTTGCCGCTGCAACCTGAGCATCAGTCTGTGCCTGGAATGCTTTAACCTGAATGGCTGCCTGTTCGTTCTGCGCTTTCTGCAATTCAGCCTGACCAGCAAGAAGCTGACCTTGCGCAGCAACCATAGCCGGATCTGGCTGACTGGCCTGTTGTTGTTTCGCCTGCTCAACCATCTTCTGTTCTTCTGGTGTTCTCGGCTTGATAACTCCAGACAGAAGCAACTGATTGCGGTTGTATTCTTTAAGGTCGTCCATCCCTTCGCCGTCCATATTGTCGAGAATCATCGACGATACAAGGTCGTGCTTCGGAGTTCCTGGTGGGATAAGTGCCAGCATGGAAAGTAACGACTTAACCGTCGCATCACGGCGAGTAGCGAACGACTGGCCAACATCGACAGTCACTTCATAGTTACCCTGCGAAAGGTCATTAAGCGCGATAACCTGCCCTGTCTGACGGTCAACCACTTCACCAGTCATCAGCGCCACGTCATCGCTGCCATCCTCATTAACGATGCGCATTGGCGTATCGCTGCCATAGACTTCACGAGCCATAGAAAGCCACACGACGCCAGCACGGCGCATGGATTTAGCCATGTTGTCCATGTAGATATAGGACTGCGTGTCCATCCGGTTAAAGATGCTATCAACGGTATCGGTAGCGACGTTGCTCGGCATGTTCTCAAGCTGCGACGCACCTGTAATTTGCTGAATAGCCGTTCCGGTGTACTGCAATAGCCCGGCAAGAGCAGGAGGCATTTGTGTCGGAGGTGTCCAGCCAGCAACCTGAGCCTCTGAAATGACTGTTCCGTTTTTGTCCTTCTTGCTGGTCATAGGAAGAACTGCAGGTCTTTTCTTATTCCTCTCTGCCCAGTGATTCATTAATGGACCTGGAATGAAATCAACATCCACGATAGGAATGCCATCACCGCCAGCCTGAGTAGCGTTATCTGCAATCATGGAAACCATCAGATTCTCAAGACGCTGTGCATCCATCGCTTTTGCTGCGTGGCCTTCGATTCGCTCCTGATTATCAACAAATGAACGACGCCCATATACCGGGATGAGAGGAATATGTTCGCCCGGAATACGCTTCGGTTCTTCCAGCCATTCAGCGCCAGACAGAAGGCCGCAATAAACGCGGCGTTTCTTCACTGTCCGCTCGCCAATCAGTTCGAATGCGCCATCGGTCAGCTCGTCGACAATATCTTTGATTTGATCTTCATCATAGATTGCCGTTTCTCCGCTAACAGGGTTACGCCATGCTGTGAGCTTCACCTTCTCTATGCGAACTTCGTAGTAGCGACCAACATAGATAGCATCAGGAGTTGACCAGTCATATTGAGTGCCAGTGTCATCACGAGAAAGGCTTGCCGCGATGGAATCAGGGTATTCAGCCTCGAACGCTTTAGGCGTCATGGAGAACATTTCCATAGCCCACATAGCATCAGAGCGGTCATATTGCTTGCTGTCCTGATCGAAGAAGACGCATGTCGCTGGGTCGTAAACAGGAAGAAGGCTGATGCGTCGCTGCTCGTTACTCGGATCCATTTCATCTTCGTAATCGGCACACATGCGGAAACAACCGAATCCGCCCGTTACAGCATCATCAAATGCGTTATCACACGCTTCGCCACCGGATGTTTCCTGATAGTCAGCGCGGAATTTGCCGTTCATTTTTTCGGCTAACGCTTCCGATGCCTTGTCATCCTTAGGCCTGAACTTAACGCTGATGCGATTCTGTCGATACTCGCCAATGATGCGATCACATTCACGGGCAATCTTATTCAGTTCAAAACGCGGGTAATGCTCAAACCTGCCTTCATCAAATGAGTAACCAGCGTTTGTGCTGCCTTCCCACTGTGCGCCGGACACCCGGACGAAACGTTGAGCCTCAATAATCTGCTCTCGCATATCCTGCGTTGCTGACCAGGCATTATCAAAGTTGCACAGCACCTTGCGATGCCAGTCAGCCATCTTTCTATCATCAGCCATCATCCAACTCCGCAAGGTATGTTGTAGCTTGAGTAATCAATCTCTTTAGGATCTTTGATGTCTCGCATCTGTATTGCAAAACGCCTCATCATGTAGCCATAGCGAACAGCAGAAAGGATGTCGTCGTTTAGCTTGACGATCTTCCCGTTCTCATCGCGGTGATACAGGCGAAACTCTTCAAAGAATGGCTCGCAGGTGTTAAATACCTTGAAACGACCGTCGAGCATCATGTCGCGTATCTCTGCTATCCCGGGTTCGACCGCATTACCTCCATCAGGCCATGTTGCATGATCTGGCAACATGTCGAACCCAGCGTCGGCGTATTGTTCCTTGAGCTGAGCGCCGCCTCCCTTTTCGTGCTGATGCCCGTCATGAGGCCAAGCCGTAGGGGTGTTTTTGCTCCATGCTTTAACAGCACTCCATGCCTCCGTCGCCTTCTTCTGTTTGGCCTTCCAGACGCGAGAAAGATAAATCACGTCCTCGTCTTTATCCCACCAAAGCTGGATATGTGCCTGTGGGTGATCCCATCCGAAGTCCATTGCATTGATGACGTAGAAGTGATCAGGACACTCGAACGGCTGACACTTAATCGTCTCTTCCGGTATCTGGAAGATTCGACCACTACCCATCGTAGGGATACCGCGAGCACGCGCCTCTCTCTCATGCTCGGGATATGATGCGATGATTTGCTCTTTCTGCTCGTCGGTGTAGTGCTCAGCGTCATAGATGGTCATGTTGACCACTTTCTGCGACTTGCTTGGATTCTTCAGGAACTTGGTAACAACGTCAGACATCCCCATCAGCGGGGTAAACGTCAGAATTGAGAATTGCCCGTATTTGTTGGTACGGGTAAGACCTTCGCCATAAATGCTGTATGGTGGCTCTTCGTCAAACCACACGCCGTGGATTGTGTCACCCTGCCAGCGAGCGCGGCCTTGCGAGTATGGTTTGAAGTAGCAGATTGAAATGCCATCTTCAACGCCATCAGCCGTGTGATGCTTAACCAGAAGATGATCAACAAGGTTCGGAAAGAAAGGAGACTTCTTCCAGCTAATGATGTCTTCTTTAGGTATGGAACCGTAGCCTGGCTCATCATTCTCTTCGATACGACCGCACAGGATGCGTTGAGTCGTTTTGGTTACCGTCTCGTTTGTCTCGCCACCAATCCAGAAGACAACAGGCTCATAGAAACGCTTACCTTTCCACTCCCCACCATATTTACCATCAGCAGGATAGCCTTTTGTGCCCGGATAACGCCCTGTAAGGTGAAACGCGACTTCAGCAGCACCAGTAAATGACTTACCAAGCTGGTTACCAGCCATAAAACAGCGCTCTGGATAGTCATGCCCGGCGTCGATGAACTCACGCTGTTTGCTGTATGGCGTAAATTCATATAGCAGGTGTGTGTTCCGGTAGTTCTCTTCTTCTTCGAGTAGCTCGAGCAATTCGATTTGCTCTTCGTCGCTCAGGTTATCAAGAATCGCGTCCAGTTCCACGGTTGAATAGCTCCTTGATACGAGAGCGTCGCTTATCGCGATCTCCCTTATCAGGTGTCACGTCTTCAACTTGCGACTGCTCTTTGAGGCCCAAATCACGGGCGATGATGTTAGCGTTGAGAAGGTCAGCGGCTGCGCCAGAGAATTTCTGGTCGTAGATGACCTGTTCTGCTCGCGTAACGACTTCAGATAAATCTTCTCGCAGGCGATATGTGCGCCATGTTTCAAGCGTCACATCAATGAACAGAGTGAGTCCGGTAATGGTCATCGCTCGCATCTTGGCGATAGGCTCTTGTATCACTTCACCCTGATACGAGAACGCCTTCATCTCCCATAGCGGGTTAGCTTCAACCCACTCGAAGTATTCACAACAAGCAGCCCACAGCGCCTCAGGCGATTCGAATTTAGGATTTCGCCCATGACTACTGCGGGCCTCCCAAAATCGGTTGCCCTTTGGTGCTGCCATATTCATCTCACTTAGTTGTTATTTCAGGTTGAGCATCATGCTCCGGTGGTGAACAGGTCTAACGCTTCCTTCGATTTACGCACCGCTTCGATAGTGCGAGATGTGAAGTCTGGATTTGCACCGCCATCGTTGTAGTGCAACTTAAACAATTCCAGTTTCAGCTGGTCAGCACCAATGAATGCAAAAGCTTCCTCTGCCGCTGAATTGTTCTTAGATAGCAGTCGGTAAATTTCTAACTTGAATTTCTGTTCTTCAGTCATGGGAATAATCTCTGCCATTGTTGGCTCCGTTTATCCGTTAAAAGGGATATCAGTTAAGTTATCCCGTGTAGGGTATAAGTCATTGTCGAGACCACTCATTGAATGGCCTCTGCAATAACCGATGTCTTTCCATCAGTCCGCCACCACAAAGAATCTTTTTTGCCATAAGGCTGGAGGTTCATCTTTCAGTGGCTGCCAGTGTTATTTCCCCACTTACTGGCTTGGGTTGTTTCGCGGTACTGCCGTAACTGGTTGCCCAGAATAAATTCCGGTTTCATTATCAAGCCCACCCGTAGATAGGCTTTGTAATGACATCTTCAATTAATCAGCAGTTCAGGCTGTGTCACCTGCAAGATGTATTCATGCTCGACAGCCAGGACACGCTTCTCTTTCTTCCGTTCGTTCATTAACCGACTGCCGATCGTACCTTTCAGCTTTGAGCGTGTTTCTTTGATGGCGTAGCGGTGCTGCATTTCTTCGCCAATTGCCATGCGGCGGCTCAGTTGCTCTGCCATCCAGTTGAATGCTGCGATATAGCTCTCCTTGATTGTCGCAGCAGCTTTCCCGGTGAACCCCATCACAACCATGATCCAGCCATCTTTCGTCAGGCTGTACATCGGGCGAACCTTGCCCTGCTCATCGATATAATCAGCCGACGCAAAATTGCGTTGGCTAAACTCACGCGAGCAATCAGCCTTAACCTGCTCGATTTTCCTGAGAACATCACCGTGTCGCTTGCCGAAGTACTTGGCAATTTTTCTGGATGTGGTAACGACCTCTCCGTTTTTGGCTTGCACCATTTCTCGGAAGTCGAAGGCTGGAATAACTGAATGATTATTCATAGCGTCTTTACCTTTTAGAAAGTGAGCCTGTCTCACAGAAAAGCCGCCCGAGAGAGGTCGCCACCTATAACGGCATTTCTCAGGCTCGCTTACTGAAAGGCTCTCGTTAATATGCGCGTGAGATGCGCGTTTACTGCGGACATAAAAAAGCCCCGCATCGCGAGGCTCATTAAATTGACTTTGTGATTTGCAAAAAAATTTATTTCAGGCATTGCGTCCTGATGTACTCCTGCAGGTAGTTAACCTGCGCGGTTATCCTGTCGATTCCACTTCGGAGACGGTAATAATTGAGTTCAGCATCTGCTGTAAGTCTTGGGCTTTCTCCATCGCCCATGCTGCTGGCTCCGGTCGTTGACTTTGCACAGGTGGCGGCGACTTGCAGGCGCTTACGACCAGCAGAAACATCAGCACGGAGACTTTCGATAGTCGCGTTAGCATCAGCAAGCTCCTTTGTATATCTGGCATCGAGTTCTGCTACGTCACGTTGACGCTTCTGCATGTCAGCGATGATGGATGTGGCTTTGTCGCGCTGTTCTTTGTAGGTCATGGCGTTATCACGGTAATGATTAACAGCCCATGACAGGCAGACGATGATGCAGATAACCAGAGCGGAGATAATCGCAGTTACTCTGCTCATTGCTGCCCCCACAAACAGACTTCACGCTCAATCTCACGGCGAGTCATCAGCCCTTTCCATTGCTTACCGCCAGCGTATGTCCAGCGACGTAGCTGGTCACATGCGCCCTTGATATCGCCCTGGTTGATTTTGCGAAGAAGCGTCGATGTTCTGAAATTGCCTGCGCCCACGTTATAGACGAACGAATAAAGAGCGCCGCGCGTTGTTTCCGGTATATCGACTTTGATGTACGGGTTAATTTGTCTGGCGACCGTGGCAAGGTCTTTATTCAGGAGGGCTTTGCATTCTGCTTCGGTATACGTTTTACCGAGCATGATGTCTTTTCCGGTGTGTCCGTGGCATACAGTCCATACACCAACAATATCTTTGTATGGTATGTAGCTGACACCTTCCAGGCCATCGTTACCACTTGGTCCAGTGATTAACACAGATGCTATAGCAATAGCCCCGCCACTTATCGCCGCTATTACGCTATTTCGTAGTGCCGGTGACATTGCCATTCAATCTGTCCTCGCGCTCTTTGCGCTTGTAGTACCAGTTGATGCCAAATGTGCCGACAGTACAAAGAATACCAATGATGACAGCCCAGTCATTCAGGGAGAGAATGCCACCCATCGCAGTCAGTCCTCCGAAGCTGTAACTGAACCATTCTCTGATTTTGTCCATACGGTACATGCTCTACCCCTTCATTGAGGGGATTTGCTCTATTTAATTAGGAATAAGGTCGATTACTGATAGAACAAATCCAGGCTACTGTGTTTAGTAATCAGATTTGTTCGTGACCGATATGCACGGGCAAAACGGCAGGAGGTTGTTAGCGCAACCTCATGCCACCCGCTTTCACGAAGGTCATGTGTAGAAGGCCGCAGCGTAACTATCACTGATGAATTCAGGATAGCCAGTGGCTACGGCTCAGTTATGGTGCTGGTTAACGGACTTGAACCGCTACCCATTCGCTTACAAGGCGACTGCTCTACCATTGGAGCTAAACCAGCATATTTGGCGGGACAGCGTGGACTCGAACCACGATAAGAAGGTTAACAGCCTTCCGTAATGACCTTTATACGACTGACCCAAATAAAAAAGCCACCGCTGCAACTTAAGAGTCACTAACGGCAGCTTACCCTCTAATTATGGCTAAATGGCTAATTGCATGTCAAGGTTTTTAACAGCAACATGCTTAACTTTCTCAACACGTTTACGCATTTTGAAAGCATTTTGCATTGGTTGGTACAAAACAAATAATGACGCTTTCAGGATGTCGTCAATTTCGTTTCTACAGGTTGCCAGTGAAGGTTTTCTCCATCCCTCGCCACCACGTCCACACATCTTGCGTGGCTTTGCAGTCGCGTGATAGTAGGATGCAATTGCTCGCTTAGATGAACCATGAGCGTAGTAGCTGAGGAGGATGCCAAAGGCTTTTTTGTCAATGTACATGACGGAATCGACGACCTGAGAAATCAACATTCCATCATCATCATTGCACATTGGCCTTGTCATAACTCTTCCCGGCTCTACGCTCTCCATGAACTTCGCTATTACGCTGCTCATGCGCTTTTCCAGACGACCTGAATAAACCCATGCGCCCCACAGTTCAAGCCAGCCATTCAGCCACTCGTGCTGCTCTTTGGTGAGGTTTAGTTCTCTTATGCCCATGCGCCTTCTCCCTTGTTATCTGGAATGGTTTTTACTGAGAACGTCATGCGGCCTCACTTCTGCTATTTCGCAGGTCTTTGAGTTTCTGCTGATACTCCGCCTTGATGGCCCGGCACTCTTCGACAGTCCAGCGATGGCGGTTATGGTTTGATTCGATTTCGTCTACTGCTTCCTGCCCGATGCGATTAATCAGTTCGACGCGATACGGAACGAGATTTCCGCTTTTGTGCTGGTTGCACACCACGCATTGCTTGTGAATATTGCGTTCATCAAATCGGAGTTGAGGTGCCGCAGCAGTTGTCCGGTAATGTCCGGCATCCCACTGAGCAGACGTGAGCGTTCCGCACGAGATACATGGTAAGTCGCGGTCTCTTTCTCTGATGAAGGCGTTTACGGCTTGTTGGGCTTGTTTAATCCAGTAACTGCGGGGCTTTAAGGCGAGTTTTCGAATCTTAAGTTTATCTTTCTGTTTCTGCTCCTCTCGTCGTCGTTTCTTCTCTGCTGCTTTTTCCGCTTTTTCGCGTTCTTTGCTTCGTCGTTCGAGTGCTATCTTGGTTCCACAAATCTCATTACACCAATATTGATTTTGATATTTTGGTATAAACCATTCATTGCAACATTTACATTTCCTTCGATAGATTCGCATAAGTGCTCCTTTCGTTGCCGGAAAAATCACCGTAATACTTATCTCGGGCTTCTTCAGCAACTAGTACCGCTAACTCCAGATCATCAAAGCATCCGAAGTGTTTACTCTTGCCATGGAATCCTAGCCTAACATTCCATTTTTTCTGTCGTTTGTGCCAAGTAACCCCTCTGCAACCTGATTTGCTATTCTTTCGGATCCTTATATTTCTTGAATTTTCTATTGGCAGGCATTCTCTTAAATTTTCTGGCCTATTGTCGGTCCTAATTCCATTAACGTGGTCAATTTGACCAGCAGGCCAACGATTATGAGTTATGTAAAAAACTAAGACGTGAGTTTTATATCTACGCCCATCTATCATGATCATTGAATAACCGTTGGAATCAAAAGTTCCAGCAACACTATTTAATGCTATCCTTCCCTGAGTGGGAACTTTCCATCTAAATACCCCGGTAGATTTATCGAAACTTAGTAACTCAAATATCCTTTTAACAGTTAAATCTTCTCTTTTACGGTTACGTCGTCTTCGCGCTGGTTTAGCCATCGTCTTCTTCCTCGTACATTGAGCTATTCGGATCGCTCATCAGTTCTGCGCAGCAATCGGAGCACACGTGAACTTCCAGCACATGCAGATTCTGACCGCAGTTAGCGCACGTTAAAGCTCGCTCGACGCTTTCTTTCTGGTATTGAAGGGATTGGGATGGGCTAAGCATTATTAGCGACCTGCATCATGAGAAAGACAATCATGGCGGCGCGGAGAGGCGATTCACCGCAGAAGCAGTAGTCAGGAACCCAACAACCTTCCTCTAAATCACCTCCTGACCATGCGCACCATTCTTTTTCCGCTGTCATCCACATGGTGCTAATTTTGTTTTCAGTGATGATCGGATATGCGTCAGCGGCCATATTACATGGGTCGAAATATCCGCAAGGCAAAAACTCACCACCATCAATTCCAGCCAAGTAAACTTCTTTCTTTTCTGGATCCCAGTCGTAATTGTTTTTTCCTAGCACGATATGCGCGACTTTTAAGTTAATTTCAAAATCACTTAACTGTGAATAATCCATTGTCATTTCCTCGCACGATGTCTTAGCCACCGGATATCCCACAGGTGAGCCGTGTAGTTGAAGGTTTTTACGTCAGATTCTTTTGGGATTGGCTTGCGTTTATTTCTGGAGCGTTTCGTTGGAAGGTATTTGCAGTTTTCGCAGATTATGTCGGTGATACTTCGTCGCTGTCGTCTCATGCCGCATCCTCAAAATTAAATCCAAGCTGACATGAAAATGCTTCACATGATTCAGAACACGAACCTGAATCATACTGTCGCATTGATGTCATTCTTGAGGCTAACTCATCTCTTGATATATCACTAAACAAGGCAATCAGTGATTTAAGTGTATTATTCCCTCGATACATAACCGGTTCCTTTCCTGTTTTTATTTCTGTATCAAGGATGTTGATAAATGCATCTGCAAGTTCTGGCTCATCCATGGCTGACAGCGCAACCTTTTGCATACTTTTTTTTATACAGAAAACACAATTACCAAGATGCTCCTGTATGCCAAGATCAAACTTCTGCCCACTCCACCAATCAAGCACATCCTGTTTTTCAAAATCGCTTATATCAGCCAGGTACCGAAAACCATTAGCCCTTTTAAGCCTGTTTGGTTCATCTGTGCGAATGCCAAGCCATGTGATGTAATTTCCTTTCCCAAACTTTTCCTGACAATATTTGGTGAATGGAACAGACTTCATTCTGTCGGTACAGAACGCACCGCCGATATATGGATGTCCGTATTTATTCAACATCCTTTTCCACGGTATAAGATCTGGACCAATATCAGTGACACCTATCTCTTCATAACCACTGGCCTTCCCCATTTCTGGATTAGGTATTACACGAAGGCAATGTAAGTCTATTTTCCAGTTACTGACGATATTTCGGATGAACTCATATGTTTTAGGGTGCTCTGCCCCTGTATCCATGAAAACGTAATGCACGTCTTCACCAGCCTGTCGCTTTTGCTCCATTAGCCAGAGCAAATATGCTGACGTCCTGCCACCGGAGAAACTAACGACATTTATCATGCAGCCTTGTCTCCCCATCTTGCTTTCCACTCCAGAGCCAGTCGCGCTTCGTCTGACCACTTAACGCCACGCTCTGTACCGAATGCCTGTATAAGCTCTAATAGCTCCGCAAATTCGCTTACACGCATCCTGCTGGTTGACTGGCCTATTACCACAAAGCCATTCCCGGCAAGGTTAGGAACAACATCCTGCTGCTTTAATGCTGCGGTAAACACACACTTCCAGCTTTCTGCATCCAGCCAGCGACCATGCCATTCAACCTGACGAGAGACGTCACCAAGGCAAGCCCAAAGCTTCCTGTTTTGGTCTAAGCTGCGGTTGCGTTCCTGAATGGTTACTACGATTGGTTTGGTTGGGTCTGGAAGGATTTGCTGTACTGCGTGAATAGCGTTTTGCTGATGTGCTGGAGATCGAATTTCAAAGGTTAGCTTTTTCATGACTTCCCTCTCCCCCAAATAAAAAGGCCTGCGATTACCAGCAGGCCTGTTATTAGCTCAGTTATGTAGATGGTCATACGTCAGCCCCTTGTGCATATCGTCTGCCACGCGCAGCAGGTGCATTTGATGCTGTGCAAATCTGTCTGGCTTCATCCTGGTCACATGCAACAAAGTGTCCGTTACAGAACCGCTGGTAAACCGTACCAAGCGAGCCAAAACGGTTTTTCGTCACAATGATTTCAGCAAATGGCGCGGCGCTACTGTTCTCGTCATATACCGCTTCCCGATAGAGCATGATGATTGAGTCTGCGTCCTGTTCAATGCTTCCTGAATCACGCAAATCTGCGTTTGTCGGGCGTTTGTTTGGTCGCTTCTCAACATCGCGCGAAAGCTGACTTAGGGAGATAACAGGCGTTTTCAGGTCTTTCGCCATCGCCTTCAGGCTTCCGGAGATGTGAGCAATTGCGAGGTCGTTGCGGTCTGCTTTCGGCTTCTCAATCAGGCCAAGATAATCCGCCATGATGAGTGACAGGTTTGGATTTTCCTGTTTGTGCCGTTCTGCGATTGAGCGTATTTCTTCGACCGATAACCGCGAGGCATCGACTACCCATACATCCAAATCTGCAAGCTGACTCATGCCGTTAGCAACGCGCGCCCAGCCTTCGTCATCCATCGATGCAGGATTTCGCAGTACGCTAACCGACATCCTCCCGGCGTTGGCAATGCTTCGCTCTGCAATCTGCAATGCGCTCATTTCCATTGAGAAAATCAATACCCCGCGCCGGACGTCAGAACCAGGAATAACGCGGCTTGCAACGCCTTCGGCAATCTTCAGCGCCAGTTCGGTTTTCCCCATACCAGGACGAGCAGCGATTATCACCAGGTCTTCCGCGTTCATCCCTCCGGTGATGGCATCAAGTTCTTCGATTCCGGTCTTCAGGGTATCTGACTCTTCTCCGTTCCTCAGACGCCTGTCAAGCGTGTCAGTGTAGTCAGTAATGATTTCTCCTAACCGTACAGGTTTTACCTCGTCACGGGGCTTTCTGATGGCTGAGAGACGTTTTACAAGTTCATCCATCGCCTGACTCGATGCGTCGATGGTTCCGCTTTGGATTGGTTCACGCATTTCATCCATGATTTCCAGCACCAGACGGCGGTGATAGTTATCCGCGACCATTCCGGCATATCCCTTCAGGTTTGCGGCACTCGGGCAGTTTTTGCTGGTCATCAGGATTGACGTGAAATGATCCTCTCCGCACGCCTCGGCAACCATCAGCGCGTCGATTAGGTTTCTGTTTCTCGCCTGCTTACGGATAACTTCGAAGGCTTTCCTGTAGAGCGGAATTGAAAACGCTTCCGGCTCAAGCGTTGCCAGAACGTCACTGGCGGTTGGTGTTAATCCACCAATCAGCAGGCCACCGATAACGCTCGCTTCGATATCCTGTTTCATGCAATACCCCTGTCTGCAAACTTCCCTTCCCGTACTCCCGTTAACGAGTCTTCCCTCAGCAGGTAATCAAAATCGGCCGTCCAGCCCGTGTCGTTGTCTCCGAAGTAAAACGGCTTGGCCTGATGCACAAACGCCCTGACATACGCTCTGAAACCGTCCACGTTTGGCGTTTTCAGTTGCGGAATGATTTTCTTCAGGCGACGTTTGCGTTTCTCGTTGACCGCAACAGCGTGCGGCAGTCTGTCACCGACTTCGGTGTTGTAGGCGTTCAGGAAGGATTCGTAGTCGATGCGTTCTGCCTTGCGACGTTCAGGTTTAACCTGCCAATCGCCGCCCCCGTTAGGGGGTAAGGGGGTATTTGTATTTATTGTCTTTTGTATATTGTCTTTTGTGTTTAGCTGACTTGGCTTATACCCATTAGCCGACTTGGCTAATGTTTTATTAGCTGTTTTAGCTAATGTTAAGCTGTCCTGGCTAATCCACTGAGAAACCACCTTGTTCACTCCGATTTTCACGCCATCAGCAATGAGGAATTTACGCTCAATAAGCTGGCGCTTGGCAGCGCAAACATGAGTGTGATGAATACCTGTCATGGCTGCTATCTGCGTGTTTGTGAGTCGATCCATCGGCTTATTGAATCCGTATGTCTTGCGCATGATAGCGAGCATCACCTTCAACTGCCGGACGGTTAAATCAGCCATCAGCAGACTGTCGGTAATCTCGTTAGCAACGCGCATGAAACCATCTTCGGTATCTGCCACGCGATGCTCCACGACCTCCAGTTGAGGCCTGTAATCAGCTAACTTAACGACGCCCATGTTTCACTCCTGCTTTGGCTAGTCTGTAAACACCAACAAGGCGCTCTGCGAACGCCCTGTTATTTGCTGCGGCTACCACTAATCCCTCAGGTGAATCAGGGTGTCGAATCTCTTCTTTTTCCTGGTATTTCTTACGACGTTTTGTCATAATTACTCCTGTGGATTGATCCAGTCTTTCTACATCAGGCCTCAAAACTGTTGCAGCAGTCTTGAGGCTTTTCTTTTGTCAGCACCATGGCTACTTTCTTTGCCAGCTCCGCTAATTCCTCGTCTTCAACACCCCACTCCAGCACAGCCAGAAGCATGGCCATCTTTGGGATAAAGCTGTCTTTCCATCGCGAAATTTGCGATTCATTAATCCCTAATGCATCAGCAACCTTTCGCTGACCACGTACAGCAATTCGATTTAGGATGTTGCTTGTAATTGCATTCGCTTTCTTGCGAGTACTTGTAAGTTGCATATGTAAGTATTTCCTTAGATAACAATTGATTGAATGTATGCAAATAAATGCATACACCATAGGTGTGGTTTAATTTGATGCCCTTTTTCAGGGCGGTGATGTGTAAGAGCGGGAATGTCTTAAGCGGCTTTGTGTTCCGGCGGGAACACGTCATCAAGACTGACTTTTGCGCCTAACTTGTTTAGGCACTCAACAAGAGCACGGCATGTTTTAAGGTCTGGGAAGCGACGACCAGATTCCCAATGTCCGATAGCTCCCTGTGTGCATCCAACTGCCTTAGCAAGTGTTGTTTGAGAGATATTCAGTGACTCTCGATATTTTCGTAGGTTGCTCATATGCCCTCCATAGTAACCATGAAACAATAATACGATATGTACTTTTAGAATGCAAACAAAAAAATACATCTTGTGCATGGATGGTTTTAGTACAGAGCGTAATAATAAGGGTATGAAAATGAAATGGTATGAACTGGCTAGATCCAGAATGAAAGAGCTCGGCATAACTCAAGAGAAGTTAGCTGAAGAGCTTGGTATGACGCAGGGTGGAATTGGTCACTGGTTGCGCGGATCTCGTCATCCATCTCTTGACGAGATTGGTGTGGTGTTTAAATACCTTGGTATTGATAACGTCTCATTCAACCACGACGGTACATTTTCACCTGTTGGCGAATACTCATCTGCCCCCGTTAAAAAACAATATGAGTACCCTGTTTTTTCTCATGTTCAGGCCGGGATGTTCTCGCCTGAGCTTAGAACCTTTACCAAAGGTGATGCGGAGAGATGGGTCAGCACAACCAAAAAAGCCAGTGATTGTGCGTTCTGGCTTGAAGTTGAAGGTAATTCCATGACCGCGCCAACAGGATCCAAGCCAAGCTTTCCTGACGGGATGTTAATTCTCGTTGACCCTGAGCAGGCTGTTGAGCCAGGTGATTTCTGCATAGCCAGACTTGGTGGTGACGAGTTTACCTTCAAGAAACTGATCAGGGATAGCGGTCAGGTGTTCCTACAGCCACTAAACCCGCAATATCCAATGATTCCATGCAATGATAGCTGTTCCGTAGTAGGGAAAGTTATCGCCAGCCAGTGGCCTGAAGAGACATTTAGTTAACAGCCTCACCACTCTAAAACACACAACAATAACCCGACCTTAGCGTCGGGTTTTCTTTTTCCAAAATATAAACCCATTAAATACAAAGCGTTATAAAAAACTAATTATATTTAGAACATTTTGTATTGACTCGATAAAGTACAAATCGTACTATTTAGCCATCAGCAGGACGCACTGACCACCATGAAGGTGAGGCTCTTAAAAATTAAGCCCTGAAGAAGGGCAGCATTCAAAGCAGAAGGCTTTGGGGTGTGGTGAAGCCAGCTAGTCACTGGCAAGTGCTTACCTACTGTTGAGCGGTGAAGCGCTCCCAACGCTAGCAATAGCGTGGACGAGATGGGGAGCCGCGGGCGATAAGGCCGCCATAACGCGCACGTTGTCGCATGGAAAAATCGCTGGGGTGCCGGTTATACCCCTCCGAATGAGACTCAACAAGCTGGAGCTAGACTACCAGCCACCACACCACCAAAGCTAACTGACAGGAGAATCCAGATGGATGCACAAACACGCCGCCGCGAACGTCGCGCAGAGAAACAGGCTCAATGGAAAGCAGCAAATCCCCTGTTGGTTGGGGTAAGCGCAAAGCCAGTTAACCGCCCTATTCTCTCGCTGAATCGCAAACCGAAATCACGAGTAGAAAGCGCACTGAATCCGATAGACCTTACGGTGCTGGCTGAATACCACGAACAGATTGAAAGCAACCTGCAACGTATTGAGCGCAAGAATCAGCGCACATGGTACAGCAAGCCACGCAGTGAAATGGGTGTGACTTGTGTTGGTCGCCAGAAAATGAAATTAGGCAGCAAACCACTTATTTGAGGTGATATATGGAAGAAGAATTTGAAGAGTTCGAAGAGCATCCTCAGGATGTGATGGAACAATACCAGGACTATCCTTATGACTACGACTATTGATAAAAATCAATGGTGTGGACAATTCAAGCGATGCAATGGATGCAAACTGCAATCGGAATGCATGGTTAAGCCTGAAGAAATGCTTCCTGTAATGGAGGATGGGAAGTATGTCGATAAATGGGCAATACGAACTACGGCAATGATTGCCAGAGAACTTGGTAAACAGAACAACAAGGCTGCCTGATGGTGGCCTTTATTTTTGGCATAAACAACAGAGGATAACATGGAATTTAAAGGTACTGAAGGTAAGTGGGAAATAATGATGGATGGCGATGAGATTAAAATCATCCAGGCAGACTCTCTTGAAAATGGCGCAGGCTGGCGTTCGTATATTGCAATCTGTGAGGAAGTTCAATGCATTGAAGATGCCAATCTAATAGCGGCAGCACCTGACCTTCTCGAAGCACTTCAGTTATTACTTAAGCAATCCAAAAATAGAACAACGACAACATATCCAGAATGGTATGGAGCTGTTAATAAAGGTTTTGCAGCAATCATCAAGGCTCTGGGAGGTGAGTAATGTGCGAGTTTTACGAAGCAGATATCAAACGCCCAGAAATGGCAAGTGATGCGACATTACGTGATTACTTCGCGGCAAAGGCTATGCAAGCAATGATTAGCAATCCATCGATTATCGATAATGATTCTGATGGAGCTGTTAATTATGCAGCAAGCGCTGCATATAAGTTTGCAGACGCAATGCTCAAAGCTCGCGAATAAGCACTGTGTATTCATTCCAACGAGTGAATACACGGAGCAATGTCGCTCGTAACTAAACAGGAGCCGACTTGTTCTGATTATTTGAAATCTTCTTTGCCCTCCAGTGTGAGGGCTTTTTTATATGCATACCAATAACGCTTCACTCGAGGCGTTTTCGTTATGCAATCAAACAGAAGGAGCATCCTATGCAACAGTTCGCTATTGCAGGGGCGGCATCGGTTCGCCCTTTCAACCCGATTTTATCGGTACAGCATTCACGAAAAAATATTTTAACCGGAGCAGACTTTAAACAACCAAGAATGAAAAGTTTGCTCGAAAAGCTTTGGGATATTTTGAAACAACAAGGCCGTCCATGAGTTTTACAGATAACTGGTCAGACGAAGAATTCATTCGTCAGATGAAAGAATTAATCGGTAACGAAGGAGATATTCATGTCACTTGCAACCACAGTGAAGGAGAGCAAGTTACAGAGACGCATGTACACGCAGCAGGCGTTAATGTATCGCCAGAAGGGAGATCGTGAAGGTGTTCGCGTATTTTTAAATGCGGCAAAGACTGAAGTATTAAATCAGCGTTATTTTCTTGGGCCATGTCCATTCTGAGAGCAATCATATGAGCAAAGAATTTTACGCAAGACTGGCAGCTATTCAGGAGAATCTGAACGCGCCAAAGAATCAATACAACTCATTCGGTAAATATAAATACAGAAGCTGCGAAGATATTCTTGAAGGCATTAAGCCGTTACTGAATGGCCTGTTTTTATCAATCAGCGATGAAGTTGTGTTGATTGGTGATCGGTATTACGTGAAAGCCACGGCAACTATTACCGATGGCGAAAACAGTCATACGGCAACCGCACTAGCACGAGAGGAAGAAAGCAAGAAAGGAATGGATTCTGCACAAGTTACGGGAGCTACAAGCTCTTATGCACGCAAGTATTGCCTCAATGGTTTGTTCGGCATTGATGATGCGAAAGATGCAGATACCGACGAGCATAAACATCAGCAGAACGCAACAGCAAAGCAATCAAAACCATCACTTACACCTGAACAGGTTCTAAAAGCATTCACTGACGCAGCAATGCAGAAAAACACCGTAGAGGAGCTTAAACAGGCGTTCGCCAAAGCGTGGAAGATGCTTGAAGGGACGCCGGAGCAGCACAAAGCGCAGGACGTTTACAACATCAGACGAGACGAATTAGAAGGGGCAACTGCTTAATGGCACATTCGATTACAGTAAGACTAAACAAACCCGCAAGAGAGTTTCAGGCCGGGGAAAATATCGGATTCAACATCCGTGCTGGCGTTCAGTATTACGATCGCCAGACAAAAAAGAAAGAATGGACAAACTACAGCGCCGTTGTATTTGCCAAGCCTGGAGCGCAAGCGGATTACTACCGTAGTGTTCTTGTTGAAGGTGGCATTGTGGAAATTACCGGAGAAAACATCAGGGTTGATGTTTATCAGGGGCAAAATGGTCAATCAATCACTCTTGAATTACTGAATGCAAAGATTGGATTTGCAGTTTCAGGAAATGTCCCGCAGCAGCAAAGTAGTAACCAGCAGAACACTCCTGTATACGACGATTCCATCCCATTCTGATTCAGAAAAATAAGGATTTAATCATGCCAGCGCCTCTGTATGGTGCGGATGACCCGCGCCGCTGTTCCGGCAATTCCGTATCGGAGGTGCTGGATAAATTCAGAAAAAACTACGATCGGATAATGTCGCTACCGCAGGAAACGAAAGAGGAAAAGGAATTTCGCCACTGTATATGGCTTGCAGAGAAAGAAGAACGCGAGCGAATTTACCAGACATCAATCCGACCATTCCGCAAAGCCACATATACCCACTTCCCTGAAATTGACCCGCGCCTGCGTAATTACCGCTCACGCTATGGCGCTATCAGTAATGACTGAGGAATTTACCATGAGAGGACTTGCATACAATCCCGGCATTCTTCCGGCAGAAATGATTATTCGCCAACGCGTAAAGCCAATGCCATCGAGAGAGGAATTGCTTAAGAGAAATTCTTTTCCATCAGTGAATCAAAACAAATATCTGAATGCGATGTGGCGGAGTGGGAAGAAATGAAACAAATTACACTAATTGAGATGGATGGTTTTCTGAAAGGTAAATGCATCCCAAGTGATTTAAAGGTTAACGAAACAAACGCTGAATATCTTGTCCGTAAGTTCGGTGAACTTGAATCAAAACTGGAAACGGCGTTGCGGGAGTGTCGTTCTGCTGGAATCACGATTGATAACCTTGAGGCCAAGTGCGTGGCGCTGGCAGCGGAGAGTGCGGGGATGAAGAAGTTCTGCAAAGACGCTGCATTCGATGCCGATTACGAAGCAGAGCTAGGTATGGAGCGTGGTGGATTCAGTGATGCGCTTAACGAAATCAAAACCCCAGCCACCGATGCTTTTCTGGCTGAAGTACGGGCGCAGGGCGTGGAGATGGCTATGGAGCATATGCAGTCGAGCGGTTCGTTAACATTTGGAGATTGCTACATATCACTTAACGAGTTCGCCGCAGAGCTTCGCAAAGGAGGCAACCAGTGAGCAAGATTGATTATCAAAAGCTTCGTGAAATCGCTGAAAAAACAAAAATTTCTGGTGAAGCACCTGTAATGCCTTTCGATCAGCGAATTAATGCGCTTAACGATTTTATGAAGCACTTTTCGCCAGATATCGCGCTGGCATTGTTGGATGAACGGGAAAGAAACCTGCAATACATCAAAAGCCGCGATCAGGAGAACGAGGATATTGCGCTAACGGTAGGGAAGCTGAGAGTTGAGCTGGAAGCCGCAGAGAATAACCTCATTGATAGTGAATGCCATGTTGCTGAACTGGAAGAAGCGCTACGCGATAAGCAGGCGTTACTTGAAGCATCAGAGAAGCGCATTGCTGAGCTGGAGTTGCGGGAGGTTGTGCTTCCGCAATGCTATAGCATGTTGCATCGCGTCGATTTTGACGAGCCTTACCACACTGAAATGGTTTACAGGCAGCATCAGGTTCTTGAGGCACTGCACAACGCTGGAATAAACGTCACCGAAGCAGGTAAAGGAGAGGCATCATGAGCACTATCACAAGAGAATGGCTGCAGCAGGCTATCAACGATTATGAAAGCGTTCGTGATGAGATTCCTTTCGGGCTTGATGATTACCAGGGGAATATCCTGGCTGCCCTGCATATCGCACTGGCATAGCTGGAAGCAGAGCCGGTGGCGTGGAAGGTAACATTCACGCAAATTGACCGTGAATATAACACGTTCACTGGTATGTATTCTGACAAAGCAGAAGTCGAACGGTGGGTGCGGCTGCATAAAGCATGTAATTTTCGGGCAGATATAACACCGCTTTATACCGCCCAGCAAGTGCCGGTAACTCCGGATGGTTGGATAAGCTGTAGTGAGCGAATGCCGGATAAGTTAATTCCGGTAATGGTCATGTATGAAGACGGTGAGATGTGGTCTGCAATGTGGAATGGCAATCGCTGGGATGATGGCACCGAATATCCGGATCCGCACTCAGTTACGCACTGGCGTGAAATGCCAGCAGCGCCGAAACAGGAGGTGAAGTCGTGAGCAAGCACATCATCAAATATGACTATCGAGAGGGAGTTAAACTTGCAAAGCATGAAATAGAAACGTGGTGCGGACATGCGCCACAATTTTCAGACTGGTTGTTTCAGGATGCTCAGCACGCGCTGTTGAGCATTGAGCAGGGAACGCTGCTTGTTCCTTGCAAGAATTGTCTGGCAGCAATCATCAAAACGGCGCAGGAGGTGAAGTGATGGACTCCTTCGCGGAATATACGATCATTGACTGGATAGCCTTCCTTCAAGTTTTGCTCATCTGGTTTTATATGGCTTACAGGAGTGGACAGTGGATTGTCAGTGTAGCCTGTAGCAAGGGATGGCGTTGGTGGAACAGAAAGAATAAAAAAGCACTGGCATTGGATTCGTTTTACGAAGCATTCAATCTTAACAGCCTTCAGCCTGGTTCTGTCATTGTAGTCACCACTCAAAGCGGCATGACCATTCAGATTCATAAACCAAAAGAGGAAAAATGATGTGGCCTATATGTGTTAATTGCGGACGGATGTGCCTATCTGGATGGTGCCGAAAGTGCGACAAATGCACGAAGCAAAGACAATAACAATCCTCGCACTCGCGGGGATTTCTTTTATCTGAACTCGCTACGGCGAGTTTTGTTTTATGGAGATGATAAATGCACTTCCGAGTCACAGGTGAATGGAATGGAGAGCCATTCGACAGGGTTATCGAAGCAGAGGACATCAACGACTGCTATGACCACTGGATAATATGGGCGCAGATAGCACATGCAGACATAACCAATATTCGAATTGAAGAACTGAAAGAACACCAAGCCGCCTGATGGCGGTTTTTTTATTGGAGACAAGAAATGTCAGATTTGGCTATGAAGGTTTTGAAATGGCAATCGACTGGCGATGTTGGCATCAGTAGCGCAACTCTTGCCTCAATCGCATGTGGCCTGAAAAAGAATATCTATGGTCATCACTTCGGCGCTCCACATGATGCAGCCGATTTCCGGCGATGCGTTGCACTTGTTGAGCAGATTCCAGAAATCAGAGATTCATTCGACAAGGTTGCAAAGCGCGTTCCGGCATTCAAAGGAATCCTCAACGAATGGGATTCACTCGTTGCTCTGTTGAAGTCTGAAATGAAGACGTACGGGAACAAAGCACCAGAGACTTACAGAAGAATCAGCGAGCTACGCAAGGACTAACCCGCCTCACACTCGATGAGGCATTTTCATTTATCAAGATATCCAGACCTACCATCGCCGCATCAATGCGGTTTTTTTATTACCTGATTTGCAGGTTCGATTCCCTATTCGGAGATAGCACTCATGCAACACGAACTACAGCCTGATTCCCTGGTTGATTTGAAATTCATCATGGCCGATACTGGCTTCGGTAAAACCTTCATCTATGACCGGATTAAGTCCGGAGACCTGCCTAAAGCCAAAGTTATCCACGGGCGAGCACGATGGTTATATCGTGACCATTGTGAATTCAAAAATAAGCTCTTAAGCCGCGCTAATGGGTAAATTAGCGGGTAAAATATTTCTCACATCTAAAAAATACCATTCTAATCAATCCCCTGCCACCTCAAGTAGATGTCTGCAGGGGACACCATTTATCCTTCCAACGAAATCTACCTTCCCCGCGTAAAAGTTGGGTTTGGCAGCACACTTGCCCTAAATCTACTCATTTTCCCTGCAACAGGTTGAAATCTCAGCACTGTGCGGCGATGACTAAACAGCCCCGGGCCTGGCAATGTAATCATCACACAGAATCCTGATCGCGAAATCTGGCTTGACTCGATACTTCACTCCGCAATGCATTCCTTGATGGATTAGCAGGCCCGTGATACACGGGACAGGTCGCTGAATTACGACAATTTCCTGGAAATCAGCGAACCGCGTATCCTGAGAACATTTGAGCGACTGTTCCAGAACATGAATGAGGCGTTTGGATTAGGCGATTATTAGCCGCGCTAAGCATTTTGGTATTATTATTTTCCGGTTGAGGGATATAGAGCTATCGACAACAACCGGAAAGAGTTTACGTCTATATTGCAGAAGGTACAGGCGTTTCCATCACCATTTGCTCACGCTTTTTACTCAGGAAGAAAATGCCAAATAACAACATCAGGCAGACAATACCCGAAATTACGAAGAAAACCGTCTGGTAACCTGCATGGTCAAAAAGTATTCCAGTCGGCGTTGAAAGCAACACAATCCCCAACGAACTGGCAATTTGAAAACCAATCAGAAAGATCGTCGACGACAGGCGCTTATCAAAGTTTGCCACGCTGTATTTGAAGACGGAAATGACACACAGTGGAACCTCAATGGCATGTAACAGCTTCACTAATGAAATAATCCAGGGATTAACGAACAGTGCGCAGGAAAGAATACGCAACGCCATAATCACAACACCGATAAGTAATGCATTTTTTGGCCCTACCCGGTTAACAAAGAAAGGAATAATGGCCATGCACAGCGCTTCGAGTACAACCTGGAATGAGTTGAGATAACCATACAGGCGCGTTCCTACATCGTGTGATTCGAATAAACCTGCATAAAAAACAGGAAAGAGCTGTTGATCAAAAATGTTATAGAAAGACCACGTCCCCACAATAAATATGACGAAAATCCAGAAGTTTCGATCCTTGAAAACTGCAATAAAATCCTCTTTTTTTACCCCTCCCGCATCTGCCGCTACGCACTGCTGATCCTGATATTTAAAACGCATGTTGATCATCATAAATACAGCGCCAAATAGCGAAACCAACCAGAAGTTGATATGGGGACTGATACTGAAAAATATGCCAGCAAAGAACGCGCCAATCGCATAGCCAAAAGATCCCCAGGCGCGCGCTGTTCCATATTCGAAATGAAAATTTCGTGCCATTTTTTCGGTGAAGCTATCAAGCAGACCGCAGCCCGCCAGATACCCCAAGCCAAAAAAGAGCGCCCCCAAAATTAGACCTACAGAAAAATTGCTTTGCAGTAACGGTTCATAAACGTAAATCATAAACGGTCCGGTCAAGACCAGGATGAAACTCATACACCAGATAAGCGGTTTCTTCAGACCGAGTTTATCCTGGACGATGCCGTAGACCATCATAAATAGAATACTGGTAAACTGGTTGACCGAATAAAGTGTACCTAATTCCGTCCCAGTCAACCCTAGATGTCCTTTCAGCCAAATAGCGTATAACGACCACCACAGCGACCAGGAAATAAAAAAGAGAAATGAGTAACTGGATGCAAAACGATAGTACACATTTCTGAATGGTATATTCAGTGCCAT